GCTATTTATTTGTTTTTTATCTTGCCATCCCAATGTCGTTTCGTGAATCGGAGAAAAGGAAAGATTGATGTCGATGAACTTTGGCAAAATTGTGTTGACTGCTCCTTTTTTATAAAAAACTCCCTCGTCTCCTTCGAGATTGTGATTGACTGCCACATTGTCAATAATGCCCAGTAATCCAAGATTTGCTTCGGACGTGGATGTGTAATTTATAAATGTTTCTTTTTCTGCCTTTACCTGAGCAGAATCGTCTGTGGACCCCTCATCAGATGGTAAATTATTTTTCTGTAATAGATTCATCACCTTTAGCCGAATAAGCGGAGATTGTGTTATGTTTAGAGCATTGCCTGGGTCTCCGGTGTAACTTGCATAAAGCATCTGTTGTAGTGCAGAGACTCTGCCAAGATTTTCAAAAGCTTCCCCTTCGCTAGCGGCTAAAACTTTGAAAGCGAGTGTTATCTTTCTTGTTGTGTTTTTATACTGATAGATTGGATCTGTTCTACCGAACGCTTCCGTTGGAGTAAAGTTGGAGTTGTAGCTTTCGTTGAACGCTGTTATGAATGCCTTAAAAAACACGCTTCTCTTGGAGGGTTCGTGATAAAAAGAAATCACCAACTCTCTTTGGTTTGCGAGCGAATCGGATCCATCTACAAGTGTCGGCAATTCATCTTGATATTTTCTTACATCAAACAGTTTTTGTGCCATCTTTTATCCTTTCACACCATAGCCGCGCTTCTAGCGAACTTGCCCATCACGCCTTCGCCGACCTTCTTGCCGTCGAGTTCTATGACTATGTTTTGATCGCGTTGCTGGCCATAATTGTTAGTTGTGCTGCTAACTGCGCTGCTGACTGCACTGCTAACGGCATTGTTGGTTGCGTAAATGGGGGCACCAGCGCGGTCGGTTGTGACCTGACTCATTGAATCCCTCATTTCATCCACGGAAGTTGCTGTGTTTTCTGTTTCGATAGCGAACTTTTTGGTAGATCCACTTAGTTTGTTAAACCTATCAGCAGTTTCCAACAATCCTTCAAACATAGTTGGAGAATTTCTTTTATGGAACAGATAATGCATAAAGCCGCCGAGGGCACTGATAACAGCAGCAATTGCCATTGCGGTTGCTGTTATAGGCAGAGTGGTGGCTATAAAGCCTGCCGCAACAAAACCTAAAGCAACTGCAAGAATCCCAAGAGAGACCCCAATAGCCTGCACAACTTCCCTATTATCAGATAGCAAAGTCATAAATGATTGCAGTGTTGTCACCAAAGGCATAACTAATGGGACCATATCAGCAAACAGGGCATTTAATTGTTCTTGGAATGTTTGAACTGTTTGGGCTCTCTTCGCCATTTCTTCGTATTGTGCAGAGGTCTTGCCAATGTCACCATCCAAAGCCTTCATGTTACCTGACATTACCGCAGCTAACTCAGAAACATCCGATAGACCCATGGCATCAGCGTAGAATTTGCGCTGGTAGTAAGACATATCGTCAAATGCCAAGCCAGCATCGAGAACAGAATCTCTAATCATTCCGAAACGCTCGGCTGGATTAGTTGCTGTCATCAACTCCATAGCATTGACAAAGTTGCCGCCTAGAGCGGCATTCAATTTGCCTGCCTGATTCGCAGCACCCTCAAAGGTGTCGAATTTTTCGGTAATAGCGAGAAGTCTTCCGACCTCAATTCCTGCTATCTTTGCTGTGACTGACAGATCTTTGAAGGCTTGCACTCCATTTCTTCCTAGCTTAGCTATCTGTGGGCCTGCGGCGGCAAAGTCAGCAGCCATTTTAGAAGGGGCAACCCCGATGTCCATTGCCAAGGCAGCAAGCTCCCTTTGCGTTGTTGCTGCTTGAATCTCATTTTGTCCCAACGCCTTAGTGGCTATTTGGATTCCTTGTGCGAAGTCCTGAGCAGAGACACCTAGTTTGCCAAGGGCGGTCCCTGTTTTAACCAAAGAGTCTCTAGAGGCTTCGCTTGCCATCGTGAAGTCCGTAAATGAAGTTTGTAGTCCCTGCGCTGTTGCGGAGACTTCTTGCATTGTTCCGCCGAATTGACGTGTTTCTTCATAATTCTTCATTATGCTGTTGGCAAATTCTGCTGATGTCCCTGTTGCTTTTTGGAACTCTGCCGAGGCGTTGAAGATCTCAAGTGCTAGCTCACCTATTGCTTTTGCAAATTGCAATCCTATCTGGGCGGCGGCGGCAAGACCCGGAGCAAAGACACCCAATGCTTTGCTTGAAGCTACCTTCTTTACTGCCAGATCTCCCATAGAAGAGGCAAGTCCTCTAACAGATCCTAACATTTGCTCTCCAGCTTTATCGCCAGCAAACAAAGATTTAGCGAAATCGTTACCGCTTTTTGTTAAAGATTGGACAATCGCTTTGTTTTCAGCGTATTGGTTTTTTAAAGATGATAACTGACTCTTTAAGGACTCAAGCGCTTCTTCTTCGGCTTTGATGTTCTCTACATTAGATTGGCCAGTTAATAGCATAGCCCTCTCTAACTCAAGAGCAGTCTCTTGAGCCTTTATTCTTTTTTGTAGCTCTTTATTAGAGCCAGCATAGGCTGCTGCTTCTTCTTCGGCTGCTCTTTTTCTTGCTTGTAGAGAAACGACAGATGCGTTATTAGATGCCGTTTGGGCATCAACCGCATCTTTTGCTTTTACTACTCCTTTGCTAATTTCTGATAGATCGGTGTTGCTGATGTCTGCCAAGACATCCCTGAGTTGGCTTAAGGACGATCTTTTGCCAGCAAGAGCTTCTAATTCTTTAATTAAGACAGCAATTTCAGCAGCAGTTAAAGCCATTGTGGTTCACCTCTCCCTATAAATAGCCAGCCACTCAAAAAGCAAGGGCTCCCGAAGGAGCCCAATTTCATCTAGCGTATTCTTTTGGAATGTTTGGCTGGTTAGCAGGAGTTAATTCCTGATAAGAGGAATTGGATTGCCCATTTGAAGCTTTTTTGATTGCCTCAGACTCCATCTCAAGTTGCTTGATAGTGCGCTGAACAAACCACCTTCTTAGCCCAAGGGGTAGGCTGTAAGCTTCCGAAAAACTCCAGCCGCCACTATACTTGAGGAAGAAAATTTCTTCGTAAACTCCCTCATTGTATTCATCGGTCAGGCCAAAAAAAGTCTGCCGTAAGCGGCACCTCCATTTCCTGTGTGTGTCCACACTCGGTGCAAGAGAAGTTCTGGGTTAGATCAATGTTAGGTGTAGCCATCTTCATGACCATCCTTAGATGACGAGAATCGAATGATGGTAGGTTATTGGCGAGATAATCGATTGCCTGTTGTGAAGAATCACCATTAGCGCTAACTATGATAGATTGTAGCTGCGTGGAGATCAAGCCTTCGTTGTTTCCTAGGTTGAGTAGTGTCTTTTCCTCTCTACCTGTTAATAGTCTGGCGACTGCCGTAACCTGAGTCTTGGGTAGGACACAAGTAATCGTCCCATCACCATTATCTGTGACTCCCAGGTCGTCTCTGGTTTCTCCATAGACTATGTTGGCAGAGTTTAAATCAAAACCATAGTTCTGTTTTGTCTCACACGCAGGGCATTGGACGCTAGTGTTATAGTCATTGCCATAACCTGAAACTCTTGCTGCGATGATGATTGCATTTCGATCACCAATAAGAAGACTAGCAGGATTAATCGTCCTATCTATTATAAGGCTTTCTATTAGCTTGTCTAGTGCTACGCCTTTCTTTAGAAGAGTTCTCGATGTGAGAATGTCCTCTTCTTTGGCAGTCATCTGTTTGATTTCGATGCTGTCTATCCCGTGTAGGGAATGCCCTTCAGCGTAGAATCTACCTTGCGAGGGTAGATCCACAAACTCTGTTGGGACCACAAAGGAGAAGCCCCCGCCACCTTGTTGCGGTGGAGGGCTTACATCTTTATGCTGAGCGCCACCTAGGCGATCTTGATTTCTTGACAATTTACACCTCTCGTTAAGTTATTGTCTTGCTATGCTTTGAAGAACTCGTTGCCACCAGAACCATTGACAGCAGAAGAGTTGTTTAGAGTCTCTACTCTTGCCCAGTCAAAGCGAAGTTCTACGGTTGTTGTAGATAGTTCGTCGCTTGTGTAGTCTAGATCGTCCTGCTTTAGGCTTGTCATAAAGGCATTCCACAGAGTCCAAGACTCCACTGGGTTGCCGTCGCCGTCAAGCTGCGTAATCAAAACTGTTCCGAGGGCGCCTGTCGCCTTTGCCTTAGAAACAGTGCCTAGGGAGTTAGCGTCGGTCGGAGGAGTGTAGCCAGAAGCAACCATAATGTCGGCAAAAGTAGCAGTAACATCTGGGTCAACCGGATCCACTAGGGTGACTGTGACTTGTTCCCAAGTTACATTTCCGGGGTAGTAGAAAGTGTGACCTAGATATTTATGCTCAGCAGCATTGACATTGAAGCCGGGCTTCGTGGCTGTCTTGGCATACCATAATAGGGCTCCACCTTGGGCTGCGTTAATTCCTTGGAATTCCACAGTAAAGCGATGTTTACGCTTTGGATCTTTTAAAGTTGTGTCTTGACCGAAGTTGGTTGACCAGAATGGCATTTGTTAGGTTCTCCTGTTTTCATAAATAAGTAGTTGGTGGGGGCAAAAGCCCCCGTTTATCAATCGTCAAATGATGCGCCGGTAGAGGCCACCACAAAGTCAATTGCGATGTATTCAATGGCGCGAGCGGGTTTGACCATAATCTTGGCATACATAATGTTCTGATCAATTAGGTCGGGGGTAGTTGTAGACTCATCAAGAATGAGGCGGTAGTCAGAGACACCGAACTGAACCTTGACGTTTGCCAAGAACGGCTCAACTAGACCCTTAAAGCGGTTCCAAGTTGCCTGCACATTCTGCTCGAAGAGAATCTGTGTAGAGAGAATAGAAATTTGCTTCTTGAGGTAGATAACCAAGCGACGAACATTAATTCTGTCTAATGCTGATGAACGCTCCTGTAGAGTTTTCTGACCGAAGACTACAATTCCGCTACTTGGGAAGCTGGCAATCGGGTTGATGCGGGCTTCGTAAAGTGTGTCGCGTTCTTTAGAGGTCAAGCGTTGGGTAACATTGGAAACTGGAATTCCTGCTGCCCCGTCGGACAGTCCGCCACGGTTGAAGCCCGCTGGAGCAAACCAAACCTGTGATTGTTTCTCAGAGGACGCCAAGACACCCATCATTGCGACAGAAGGTGGGATCCAGAGAAGCTGGCCAGTTGGAGCGTCTGTGGTCTGAACCCAAGGGAAGAATGTGGCTCCGTAAGAGGAGTCTATTTGGCGAGTGCGGAGTGCGTTAGCAGAAGCTTGAGCATCACCCACAACCCTTGCTTGCTTTGAACTGTTAAGTTCTTCGGCAGCCGGGATGTAGACATTTGGCAAGTCGATAAGAGCCAGAGCATCAGCGCGCTCTTCACACAACTCTACCATTCTAGTGGTCAAGCCAGTGTTTGTGAGGCCCGGTGAAGCCAAGAGGTTCATGTCAATAAATTCTGGGTCTGCCACTGTGTCTATTGCTCTCTTCATAGTGTTGACAGCATAGTTGGTTAAGTCAGTGCCTGAAGCTAATCCAATGTTGTACATTGGGTCTGGCTTGGTAATGTCAAAGCCATCAAATCCTCCCCATATTGGGGCGGTGAAGCGATTATAACCAGCATCAAGCAATGTAGATGCTGCTGCTGTTGCTGTTCGGCTTGTTCCTGCGACGCGAGAGCCAGAGGAATAGAATGACCCGGTGGCATCTACAATAATATCATCCATAGTGAAAATATAAGCGTAATCAGAGTCACCAACGACTCCGGGCCAATTTCTATGCGGATCTGCGACGCTCAAATCACCGGTAGTGCTGGTTGCTGCTCTTGTAGTCTGCATTCCAAAGTAAGCGTTGCGTCCGTCAGCAACGCCACCATCAGAAGCAGAATTTCGTAGTCGAACTGCCGGCCAGACGAATGTTCCAGAAAGCTGAACCGCCCCGGACATGAATCCTTGGGAGCCATAAACTGGTGAAGTTAGGACCATTACATTACTCAAATCTTGTGATCCGGCGTAAGCAAGGCCGCTGACACCTCCGTAGCGAGGAGCACCATAATAGCCGAATGGAAGAAGGGTTGCGTCTGTAGCTCCCGCTTCTACATCAGAATTCATGACGACATAGACATATTTTGAAAGATTGCCGTAATCACCATATTCTCTCAACCTGCGCTCTGCCTCAACCCATTCGTAGTAAGAGTCTCCAATTCTTTTGGCGATAAAATCTGGAGAGCTTGGGTTTAGTGTTAGATTGTCGAACCTTTCGAGCACAACCACTTTACTATCGGTGTCTCCTAGGCTTCTCAAGACAATTGAGAAGGTTCCATATTCTGAAGTTTTTGTTGAAGAAGGCTTGATCTGTTCGATAGAGACTTTTACATTTTTGTTTAGCCACTCGCTGTGTCCGCGATCTTTAAGATAGAACAACTTTTGAGCGGCTGCTGAATTATAAGCGGCGGGGAGGCCCAAATCTTGCCCAATGAACCAGCCTGTGCGCCCTGTGAGGTCTGCTATGCCAGTCATGTCAGAAGGAGCAGCAGTAGAATTCTTCAATGGCGCTATCATAGCAAACTTGTTACTTGATCGGTCGTCTCTCACTTCTTGTTCAAAAGTCTCACCAAGCCAATAGGCTTTTTGAGAAGCAGAAGGATAGAATGAAGTGGCTGTTTTGTTGCCAAGCTGTGGATTCGTGTTAAAGACCTTACGAATAAACTTATCTGAAGAGTCATCAAAGTTGAATGTAATCTTTTCGTCTGCTATCGTCGCATCGCTAGAGCTAATAAGAACAGTGAAATCCCCATCAGTGTTATTCTGGGTGTAGACGCCGCCTACACTAGCACTTGTGTTGACGCTTTGAGCTATTGTTCCAGTTAAAAGAGTAGCAGAACCAGAGTCTAAATACCAAATAGCCGCAAGGGTGCCGGTTCCGAGTTGAGCAGTAGAGGCTGAGCTAAACATCCATAAACCGTAAGCACCGCCATTATCAGCAAGAGCGGCGGCGGGAGTTTTAGTTGTAGCCCAACCATTTTCGCCAGCAGCAGTTTTATTTAGATTTTGCTCGCCCAAGAGGCGAACATAGGTCAAAGGAGCGACATTTGCGTTTAAGAATGCCTTGGCAGCGTAGGTGCCGTACATTGGGGACTGAAAGTTGCCATCACGATAGATGTCTCCACCACCATTTCCGGGTACTGTGTCGCCGAAAACCTGAACAAACTCTGAGTATGATTCCACTTTGGTTGGCTGCATGGCAGGACCTCTTGTGGCTCTACCAATTACAACTGGACCAATAGCGTCGGGGCGGCGCGGACGAAACGAATTATCAATTTCGTTGATAAACACACCGGGAGACACAAATTTAAAGCTTTTTACTGACATTCTTTAGACCTCTCTTTATAAAGTGATGCTAAATAGCATCGTTAATCATAATGTAAATAGTAACATTAGTTCCAAACAGACTTCAGGATGTGCCTAGTCTATCAAAAAATTATCGTTGCCTGCTGGGACTATCGTCTCTCTTGGAAAAGTAATCTCTACTACGCTTTCTTCCTTGGTTACAATAGGTCTGTCGTCGCTCTTGCCTTCGCCTATTAAGTACCCAAGAACCTTAATGCTTACTTCGCTTGTGAACTGCCTTTCATCTTCACCGAGGTTGGCGACATTGTTGGACTGGGTGAACCCTTGGTCAATAAAGGCTTCGTAAAGGTGTCCGTTCCTACGCATAATAAATGAATTTATTTGTCCTGTTCTCGTCATAAACGGCTGGGTTAGATCGTTCATTTGCTGTTGATATTCGGTTTTCACTATTATCTTATAGTCAAGATTGACATAGATTGGAATTGGAATTGAAAGTGTTTCAATGACGACCTTCTTATTCACTCTCGGGAAAAACTTCTGTCTATCTCCCGATGTGTTTGTGCGTGTGTTACCTACGACTGCGAAGTTTCTCGTCTTATCTTGCTTAATCCTCTTGGCTATAACCATTCGGCCAGTGCGACCATTGCGCTTGTCCGAGAAAATCTGTGCTTGATAGCCACCCTTCCTTGTTGGATCTTTGACTATGCCGGTTCTCTCAATTGTTATGACAGGTAGTGTAATGACGCCGCCACCATCGTCTACTGGATGGCGCAGATCTTTATCATTTTTTACTTGGAATGCCCTTTCTGGTGTTTGCCATAGAACTGGCACTCGTTTGTTGCCTTCGTTGGTTATTGTTGAAAGGTCTAGATCTTCTTTTATCCAAGAAACCATCGCATAATCGATGTCTTCAATGCGAGATCCGAGCATCCCTATCTCTTTTAAACTAAAGTCTTTTCTGTCATCAGGTAACTGGGCAAAGTCAAAGTTATCAGGTAGCATCAAATAGTCCTTTGCGTGCTCTCTTACATAGAGCAGAGATTTCAAATTTTTCGTTTACTTGTCCGAATAGTCTTCTTGATGAAGACAGGGTGACAATCTCATAATATCTCTCACCATAAAGAACAAAGTCTCCTTCGCGGACAAATAGATTTTGATCCTCGGATAATCTGCGTTTATGAAAGTGAATAGTAATCTGGGAAGTTCCGTCGATCCCAACAGAATCAAGATAAGAAGAACTTTCATCATCAAACATCACGAGAGCATAGACTCTGATTGGGGGTAGATAGGTTTTTTCTATTGCCTCGCCATAAAGATCGTGGAAGTTTGTTGTTTCTAAATCAATAGGATAGTAGAGGACCTGTTGTCCAATTACTTTCTCAATCAATTCATCGTTAACTTGCTTTACAAGGTCGCGCTCCTTCTTACCTAGAAAGAGTGGCGGGGGCGGTGCGGCGGGTCTTGACCATTCGTTATCAGACATTCAATTATCCTACAAAGATCGGCAGGGGGACTCTGCGGAGTGTCTCTTCTGCTGCTGTGACTTTTTCTTGCTCTTTCTTGGCAAGCTCGACATATTCGATCTCTTTAAGCATCTCTGATAGTTTCTGTCGTAGATCATCTTTTTCTTTTTGTGCCTCGGATAGAAGCGAAGAATAATTAAGGGTCACGGACTCACCGGGGATTGGCACCGTCTGGAACTTGCCGCGAATTTGCCCCAGCATTTCTTTACATAGGGCGAGAGCATAGTTGCGGATCCATTGTTTGCCCATCGAGTTGATGTTCTCATAAGGAACATTATCAAATGGGAGTGTGTTCATGTTGTTAACACCCCCAACACCCGTGTTTACATCAGCATTCTCGCCCCAAGCATTATCTGCGACTCTAAATCGAACCCAGATGCGATTTAAGTAGCCAGCAAAGTTATCATTTCCTCTTGGGGTTGGGTAGAGCCTCAACTTGTTATCAAAAATCTCGAATGAGTAGTGCGATGTTCTAGTGAAGAGAGAGTCCTCATACATCATCGCTTGTAGTTTGTTTTGCCAAGTTGGGATAATTTCAAATGTAGAATCGTCTGCGTATTGCCCGTAGGTGGAGTAATTACCAACAACTCCCATACCCCCACCATAGTAGCCGTAGAAGCGCCACATAGCGATCGGAGAGCGATAAAAAACCTTATCGATGATTATCCTTGAGTCTCCAACTTTTCCAGCATAGTCTACTACGCCGCCTGCGTCGTCAAGGCCGGTAGCAGAAGCACCAGAAATAATTGTTTGTAGATCGTAATCTTGTTGATTTTTTACTGTTGTAAAAGAAGCAGAATAGATTGGTGTTGTTCCACCAAATCCAGCCTGTGTGGCTACGGCATCACCTATCTTGTTGGCGTAAGAAAGAGTGACCTTTGAATACTCAAGATTTGCCCCACCGGGGCCAGTTAATTTGTCACCAAGGTGATCGAAAGTTCCTGTTAGCTTCCCTAGGGCATCCGGCAGGATGTTTTTTCCCTGATGGATATTAACAATGTAAGAATATTCTAAGACTGCTTCTTCATAGGCAGCATAGACATTTGAGTCTGTAAGTTCGATGTCAACAACATCACCGCCAAGACGCTTGTAAACAAAATCTACTTGTTTTGCGGCACCTGTTAAGAAATATTGCGAACTATTGTAGACACCAAAAGGGACAGCAGCAGCGACAGAGCCTTCAGAGCCTGTCGAGGATAGAATTATTGCGCTGGTTTCGGAGATTGGTTGTAGATTTGTGGGCATTCATAGGGCCTCCTGTTCGTAGTAAATAGTAAAAAGACAAACAAAAGCCCCCCATCTTGGTAGATGGGGGGCTAACAAACAATAGTTTGTTTTTACTCTTCTTTAACAGCTTTCTTTCTTGTAGTTCTTGCGGGGGCTCTGGCGGGTGCCTTTGCCTTTGCGGGAGCCTTGGCAGGTGCCTTGGGGGCACTTCCTTGCTT